CAGTTAGGGAATGCGTAGTGATGCTGGGTGGCGACATGGTGGAGGGTGTTGGAATATTTCCAGGCCAACAATATGAGGTGAGCGCACATCTATACGAACAGTTGTTCGAGGTGGTTCGCATCATTGAGGGATGCATTCGCTCGCTTGCCCAATCGTTTGAGAAAGTCACAGTCGTGTGTGAGTTTGGCAACCATGGCAGACTAGGTAAAAAAGGTGAGATGCCAGCAGGTGACAACATTGATCGCATGGCTTACCAAATTGCTGCAAACAACTGCAAAGATATCAAGCACGTCAAGTGGCAGATGTCGGATGATTGGTATCAGATCTTCCATATCGGAAACTACAAAGTGTTATTGGTGCACGGTGACGAGATCGGTTCATTCGGAAACATCTTGCGCAAAGTATCAGCATGGTCCACAGGTGTAGTAGAACCATTTGACGATTGCTACATGGGGCACTTCCACACCCCAACCGCATTGACTATGGCTAATGGTGGACGTATCTTTGTTACGGGTTCACCAGAATCACACAACGAATACGCACGCACATTCATTGCTGCCGTGGGCAAACCATCGCAACGCATCCACTTCATTGACCCAGACAAAGGGCGCGTGACCGCAGAGTACGTGTGCTGGCTATGAAACTTGTGTGCCAGAAGTGCAAGGCAATCCTTGAGTATGACGACACAAAGATGGTCTCGTGTCTCTGCGACCCAGATGCCCCGACATGGATAGCAATAACCCGCGAGGGTCGAATCATGTCCATGTCTCACGCTAGCTACGAATACCTACCAAGGGCGCAGTCATGACACACACACGCGCGCGCCTGTGCGCGTGCATAAATAAAGGTGTGCCCCCGCGCGACCCGATCTGCGGGGAGAAACCAGACGATGACGAAGAATGAGCTCACCTATATATATGTGACGTGGATCGACGCGCACTCGGGTAGCGAAACGTGGACCAACATACGCGACCTTGACCAAGAACCCGTGCTCGTGCGCACAGCAGGATTCCTACTACCGCAATCAGATGGCGGCAAGGAAGGGCACATCACCATATATCAGAGCATCACCCCGAACGATGACGTGGATCATGTTCTACATATACCGACGGCGATGGTCAAAGAATTCAAGTGCATCCAAATAAATCTGGAATCAAAGGTTGTGTCCATCCCCCTGACGTGATACATTTGTATTACACGAAAGGAAGAACATGAGATACACAATCAACAAGCCACAGCACGGCAGCCAAGAATGGTTAGAAGTACGGTGGCGTGACCACAACGGTCTGTCTCGTATCGCTGCATCAAGTGCAGCAGCCGTGCACGGCGAGCACGAATATATGACGGCAGGAGATCTCGCAACAGAACTCTTGGCAGAGGAAGCACCACAACCAAAGCAGGCCAATGCTGCAATGGAGCGTGGCAACAGACTTGAACCAGTCCTTATTCAATGGACGGCAGATCTAGAAGAAATTGTTTTGAATACTCCAGACATTATGTATTGCTTTGAGAATGGTGATGCCCGCATGATTGCGACACTTGATGCAATTAGTGCGGACGGCATGCCATTTGAAATCAAGACAACCAAGAAGCGCTGGGATGGTGTGCTCCCACGCCAATGGTATTGGCAAGGGGTACAGCAATCTATTTGCGCAGGCACAAATCAGATTGAGTGGCGTATCTTTGACAGCGATCTTGAGTTGCATCAGTACACGCAGATCATTACGTCCGATGAACAACAGATACACATCAGCGCAGTTGATGAGTTCTTGAATCTAATCGAGCAAGGATTGGTGCCTGAGGTAGCCAAGCTTTCTTATGACAACGTATCCAATCTGTACAGCAAATCTTCGGATATGCAAACCATGCTGCCACCATCAGCAATGGAGATCATCAATCAATTGGAGAAAACCAAGGAAGCAAAAAGAAAACTTGAGGAAGTAGAAAACAATCTCAAGGCAGAGCTTGGATTGATGATGAAAAATTCTGAGGAAGGAATACTAAACGGCGATATCGTGGTGACATGGAAAACTCAGACACGCAATGTGTTTGATTCAGCAAGGTTTGACAAAGAGCATCCAGCTCTGTCAAAAAAATACAGGAAGGACACGAGCTTTCGTGTTCTTAAAACAAAGGTAAGGAGATAACAATGCCAGGGTTCAACTTAGATAACTACGAAACAGTAGAGGACAGACTTGTAAAGTTTTGGGCTGACCATACAGATGGTCGGATCAATACATCTATCCACTACTACGACGACACACGCATCCTTGTGCGGGCAGAGGTTTACTTTGACCGTGAAGATGTAAGACCAGTAGCAACGGGATACGCAGAAGAACTACGGGGTGCAAGCCCAGTAAACCGCACATCCCATGCAGAGAACGCAGAGACCAGCGCTATCGGCAGGGCTCTTGCCAACTGTGGATACGCAGCCAAGGGTTCACGCCCTAGCCGTGAGGAGATGCAGAAGGTAGAACGTGGGGATGTCTGGGTTTCACGACCTATGAATCCAACCGTAGTCGTAACCAAAGATAATACCGTGAATGAAATCATGGAGGAGTTGGTTAGCAACGGTGCTACCTATGTAGAGGATGAGCAGAAGCCACGGAATATCTCGATCAAGAATCCGAACGAACCAGCATCACCAAAGCAATTAGGTATGTTGCGTGCAGTACTACGCAGCCAGGGTATCTCCGACAACAAAGAGGTACTTGATCTGTGCAGCGCAGCAATCAACCGCAATATCTCCAAGCTTGACGAACTTGAAAAGGGTGAGGCATCATCGCTCATCACCCAGTACAAGTGAGCAAGAAAGCCAAGACTTTGATTACCATCCGTTTGGATACCGAGTTGATTAAGCAGGTCAATCAGGTATCCAAACGGATACATTCCACAAGATCAGAAACAATCAGAGTCTTACTTAAAGAAGCACTCGGACAATACAATGGATGAAAGGAAGGGTTACTGTGAAGGCAACCAAGATAAGTGCAACGCCAAGGGATGTCCCTTATTCGGAACACTCGGGCGCCCCAGTCGTGACGGTGCGCGTAGGATTCGCAACTGTGGCGACCCTGCAGCTAGGGGTAAACGTAACAGATCTAAAGGGGATTCAAAAGCACGTCGTGCCCGTAAGAAACTTGGGTTGGGTGGTCATCTTACCCGTCACGAGGAAAACTGGGGTGGTGCTTTTCGTACCGAGGTCAAAGCGGGCGCGCAAGTTGGTCCGATTTATACACGATTCAGAGACGCGAAAGCACAGAGTGATCAAGCAAAGGCGTTGGGTGACAATCGCCCATTTGTGATGGTCGCAATGCCAGACGGAACAACAGAAGGTATCGTGTTAATTACTCTTACCGAGTTCACAGAAATCATAAGCCTTATTCCATAAGGACTTCAGGAGTTTTACTATAATGGGAGGGAACAATGAACATACTTATACGGTGTATAGCCGTACCTTTAGCAGGGTTGATTGCTCTGAGTTCGCAGGCTCAAGCAGCAATCGCACCTTCACCAGATTCAATCTCGATACAAGTATCGGGATCATTGCCAACGACGCTCGTGAAGCACGAGAGGCTGGACTTGCCAAGACCCGTGACCTTCAAGCACGGGGATATCTCTTGGCTACCGAGCTTGGCAGCTCAGGCTGGGTGGCCTCGCTCGACATGGAAGAAGCTTGGTCAGATAATCCTGAGGGAATCAGGTGGCTGCCCTAACCGTGCTGGCGGAGATATGGTTGATAGGAACTGCAATATAACTGGGGTTTCCGAGTGGAACCATAGGTCAGACACAGGGTTGCTGCAGATCAACGGGGTACATTGGAAGCAGGATCATGCCCAATACCACGGACTTATCTGCAAGAGACTTGGGGTGTGCGAGCAGTCTATACTGTTAGACCCGCTCACTAACCTCATAGCAGGCAAACTCCTTTACGATGTCGCGGGGTGGAGTCCCTGGGATATCGGATAGAAACCAATGAAAGATAGAAAGGAATGGGATATGGAATTAATGAATGAGTTCTCCTTGTTCAACAAGGACTTTAGCTGGGGTGACGAGGCAGCCTGCAAAGGTATGCCAACCGACATGTTCTTTCCAGAGCGTGGCAACAGCAGCTCAGAAAGAAAAGCAATCAAAGAGTTGTGTGGAGGTTGCAAAGTCCAGCAGCAATGCCTAGATTTTGCGGTTGACAACTTCATTACCTATGGTATTTGGGGTGGCATGACATTGAATGAACGGCGTAGATATAAAGCGAGGGTTGAGTGGGCGAAGAAATCATCATGACAGACGAGATGTTAGTTAGTGTGTCAAAGTTTCTACGTCGCGCATTCGTTGGCAAACTAGAAGAAGATGAGCTTGTCAATTGTGTATCAATAATTGAGAACGAGATAACGAGAAGGAGGATTGATGCTGCCAGAAAACATAGATCGATTCGTTGATAGGTT